GGGATAGAATGGAGAAGTCCTATTATCCTGTGAAGATATCGTTACGCGGCGGCGGCATTGAGAATTTAAACCCTGACGAGGAGATACGTTATGAGTGAAGAAAACTTGTGGGATGCTATAGAAGCTGACGCGGATGCGTTTGAGGGTCTGACAACGGGGGCCAGTACTGAGTTGTCCTCTTTAGTCAGACAAGTTGGCGAAGTCCAGACTGAAATTGTTAGTGCTGATGAAAGCCTCAAACTGTTGAAGCGGAAGCGAGATCGATATCTGCATGACCTGATTCCTGCGAAGATGCAGGAGACAGGATTAGACAAGGTTGTAGTCGGCGGAAATAGCGTCAGTCTTGCAACATTTGTTAGTGGCACAATGCCTAGAGACCCTTTGCAGCGTGATATTGCTTTGTCTCATTTACGAGAAATTGGCGCGTCTGACTTTATTAAAAACGAGGTCAGCGTTTCTTTTCCTGTGTCTGAGGATAATCGGGCAAGAGCGATGCAAGCGGATTTGGAAGACAAGGGCTTTGAGACTGCCGCGAAAACTTGGGTTGAGCCACAAACTCTCAAGAAGTTAATACGAGAGAGGGTGGAGTCTGGTCAAGAAATCGATCTCGAAATATTTAACGCACACATTGGAATAATTGCAAAAATCAAAGGAGAATGAATTATGACTAAATTATCAAAAGAACTTGCAACAGCGTTTGAAGATGACGCGGGATTTGGGTTTGAAGAAGTAACTTCATCAGACATTCAGATACCTTTTCTGAGGATTATCCAGGCGTTGTCGCCGCAACTTAAAAAGAACGATGCCGCTTTTATTGACGGCGTTAGTCAAGGGGATATCTTTAACACGGTGACAAACAAGGTTTGGGATGCTGGCGAAGGTGTCCTTGTGCTTCCAGTACATTTCCAGATGAAGTTTCTGGAATTTGTGCCACGTAACCAAGGCGGTGGATTCTTGGGCGAACTGGCAGCGGACTCAAATGATGTTCGAACAGCGGTTCGCGACAAGGACGCCGGAATGGAGTTGCTCAACAATGGCAACGAACTGGTCCGCACGGCGCAGCACTATGTCAAAATCGTCCATTCTGACGGTAGTCTTGAGAATGCTATCGTTGACATGAAGAAGACGCAGCTGAAAAAGAGCCGCCTCTGGTTGTCGATGATGATGATGCAGAAGCATAACGGCAAGACCATGCCGTCGTTTTCCAACACGTATCGCCTCAAGTCGGTTGAGGATGGTAACGACAAAGGTTCTTGGGGCTCTTGGAGCATCGCTCTGGAAGGTGCTGTTCCTTCGATTGAGGTGTACACGGAGTGCCGAGAACTGCATACGTCAATTAGCGTTGGCGAGTTGAAGATCGCACCTCCCGTTGACGTTGAAATGATTACCGACAAATCAACTGAAGAAGTGCCCTTCTGAGTCCATAGGGGTCCACTTCACAGTGGACCCCGTTTATTCTTATGTGAAGTGGACCCCGTTTATTCTTATGGAAGATTCAGCACAAAGGTTCCTCGATCTATTTACTGGGTCACAAGGAGCTCACGGACAGACAGACGTTTTAGGTCGTCAAAAGAACGGCAAGCAACAGGCAAAGTACGAGATTGTCCGTTCGCCGTTGACCGTGGAGCTTGTTCAAGAGCACTTGGACGGGAGCCTTGGTGTTGGGTCTATTCCCATTGATGAAACGAACAAGTGCCTGTTTGGGGCCTTGGACATAGATGACTACAACCTGGATCTTCCATTACTATTCGAGAAGGTTAAGAGCTTTAAACTGCCTTTGGTCCTGTGCCGGTCCAAATCTGGCGGCGCACATTTATACCTCTTTATGTCAGAGAAGGTTGCAGCATCCGAAATGCGCGATAGGCTGGCAGAGTTTGCATCTGTTTTAGGCTGGGGGAACTGCGAGATATTTCCTAAGCAGGAGGAGTTGCTGGCGGAACGCGGCGATGTGGGGAACTTCATCAACCTTCCTTATCACAACGCGAAATACACCACTCGATATGCCTTAAAAAATAATGGTGAGTCTTTCAGTCTAGAAGACTTTCTTACGATGGCTGAGAAATCACAGATTACAGCCAAGCAGTTGTCCAACATATCTTTGGGTGGTGAAAACGGGGTATTGCCAGACGGTCCTCCATGCCTCCAGAAGTTGACCGAGTTCGGGATACCAGAAGGTGGCCGCAACATGACGCTTTTAAATGTAGGCGTTTACTACAAACAATCGGCACCCAACGATTGGAAGGAATTGCTTGAAAAGCATAACCAGGATTATTGCACTCCCCCTCTGCCAGCGCGTGAGGTTGTTCTGATCCAAGAACAATTGGAAAAGAAGGAGTATTTCTATACGTGCAAGTCGGAACCTATCCACGGCCACTGTAACAAGTCGCTTTGCCGATCTCGGAAGTTCGGTGTAGGCGATGCTAATTCGCACGTTCCGGTCGGCGGTCTGACAGTTGTTGAATCGGAGCCCCCAGTCTGGTTTGTGGACGTGGACGGTGCGCGGCTGGAGTTGTCTACCAAACAGCTACAGATGCAGGTCGAGTTTCAACGCGCTTGCATGGAACAGATGTACAAGATGCCGGCGCGGATGAAGGAAGCTGATTGGCGAGATCTAGTGGATAAACTTCTCAGTGATGCCACAAGGATTTCTGTTCCGGAAGAGTTGACTCAGAAGGGTCTCTTCGTGGAACTGTTAGAAAACTTCTGCACTTCAAGAATACAGGCCCACAGCCCAGAAGAACTGTTAACGGGAAAGCCGTGGACCGAGGAGGGCCTGACGTATTTCAAGTTGAGTTCTCTACAGGATTTTTTAAAGCGAAATAACTTTACGTTATATACCCGTGGGCAGATCACTGAACGCTTAAAAGAAATGAACAATGGAGCGGAGTCCGACAAGACTTATCGCTTCATAGATAACAACGATAACTGGAAGTCTGTGCGGGTCTGGTGTGTGCCTGAGATGCATCGCGGTGAGGTTGATCTGCCAGACGTGACGTTTGAGCCAGAGGATCCACCGTTTTGATATGCCTTAATCCGCAAGAAGGGGGCTTATTAAACTTAAGGCATCTAAAGGACCGACAATGCATGAAACCATCTTAGGGCCGCCCGGCACGGGCAAGACCCAGACCAACTCCAATAAAATACGTGAGTGTATTGAACAGGGTATAGCACCTGACCGCATAGCCTGTGTTTCGTTTACACGTAAGGCCGCGAAGGAGAGCCGAGACCGCGTGTGCAAGGATTGGGGCCTTGACGAGCGAGACATGCCCTACTTTCAGACGCTTCATTCCATGGCCTTTCGGGCTGGGGGATATAGTTCGGATGAGGTTGTTGGCCCCAAGGAGATGATTGAAATCGGTAAGGCTGTCGGGATACCGTTTGGTAATAAGGGTAAGACCGATATTGAAACGGACTTTGACACCATAGGGGTGGCCAAGGGTGATTTTTATATGAGCCAGTACCATCTTGCTCGAAGCAAGGGTTTGGGATTAGAGGAAATGCACCGGAGACTAGCCGATTACAATGTCGATTGGTCCGAGCTCAAGCGTTTGGTGGCGGCGTATGAGGACTTCAAGGCTGTCCGTAAGAAGATAGATTTTACGGATATGATTGAGAATTTTATTAAATCGGATGACGGGCCGGACATAGACGCCTTGTTCGTAGACGAAGCACAGGATCTCTCTACCCTTCAATGGTCCATGGTCGATGTACTGCGGAAGAAGCCCCGCATACAGGTGTTCACGGGCGATGACGATCAAGCCATCATGGGCTTTCAAGGCGCGGATGTTAAAGCGTTTCTAAACGCGACGGAGAAGAAGACGGTTCTAGAGCAGTCGTACAGGGTTCCTCGTTCAGTTTGGCAGGAGGCCCAGAACATTGTTTGCCGAATAGAGGGCCGGGCTCCAAAAACTTGGCGCCCCAAAGATGAAGAAGGCAGCGTTCACGTTCACCAAAGCATCTGGGATGTGCCGTTTCATGAGGGAGAGTGGTGCGTCATGGCGCGGACAAACAGGGTTGCTTCCCAATATGCTCAAGCTTTGCGTGACGAGGGTTGGGTTTACAGCCGGAACGGCCACCCCAGCATTCCGACGAAAACTTACGAGGCACTTCACGATTGGGAACAATGGGCCAAGGGAGAGCCGCTGACACCCCCTAAGCTGAGAAACGTCTACAACTTCCTCGAAGTCAAGAAAGGCTACTCACGAGGCTTTGGACCGCGTTCCAAGGCCCTTTTAGGTTTGGATTCGGACGCGCAGATCAGTATGTCGGAGGCCCGAGACAATATGGGGCTTCTGGTGGATGGTTCTGTCAGGTGGCATCGAGCTTTGGGCAAGATTGACCTGGATACCAAGAACTACGTACTCAATGCGTTGAAGCGCAAAGACAACGTGCGTAATCCGCGAATAACGGTTAGTACTATACACTCAATGAAGGGCGGAGAGGCCGACAACGTTTTGGTCATTCCGGACCTGTCTTATGCGGCTCACAGGGAATATCAAAGGAATCCGGCGACTGAACACAGAGTGTACTATGTCGCTGTTACAAGGACTAAAAAGGCGCTGCATATAATGCTGCCAGAAACGAATCGGTATTACGACTTATGAAACCAGCCGAAACTCTAAAAACAGCAGCGTCACTGGTGAGCGGAGATCGCGCCAAGCAATATGGCGACTACACCACCCTGCATCAAAGGGCGGCAGACCTCTGGAGCGCATACTTAAAAGTCGAGGTTAAGCCCGAGGACGTTGCTCTTTGCATGGCACTGCTAAAGGTAGCACGGAACGAGATGGGTCAGGTAAAGCCTGATAACGGCGTTGACGCTTCCGCTTACGTGGCCTTGTGGGCAGCAATGATGGAAGACAAAAATGCGTGAGGATCTGTTTGACGAGCCTGTCTGGTTTCCCCCAGAACATCTTCCAGACCTGTCTGGCGAGAAGATTATCGCCGTAGACGTTGAGACACGGGATCCGCACCTGAGAGACTTGGGGCCAGGGTGGGTTAGAAACGATGGAAACCTTATAGGTGTTTCTGTTGCCGCCTCTGAGTGGAGCGCCTACTTGCCAATCGCCCACGAGGGTGGGGGAAATATGGCAAAGGACCTCGTACTCAGGTGGCTCCAAGACCAATTAAACCACGGAATGTCTGTGGTATTCCACAACGCGCAGTACGATCTAGGGTGGCTTTTGAGCGAGGGTATTGAGGTCAAGGGTAAGATACTTGATACCATGGTAGCGGCACCGTTGGTGGACGAAAACCGTTTCAGTTATTCCTTGAACGCCTTGGGGGCCACATATCTTGGTGAGCGTAAGGCGGAAGAGGCCTTACGAAGAGCGGCGGGTCAGCATGGCGTTGACCCCAAGGCAGAGATGTGGAAGTTGCCGGCAGACAGGGTTGCCGCCTACGCGGAGAAGGACGCCACCCTCACACTTAGCTTGTGGCATGTTCTGCACAAGAAATTGATGGAGGAAGACGGCGAAAAGATTCTTGATCTGGAGTTGTCTCTTCTTCCAATGGTGTTTGAGATGAAGCGCCGTGGTGTCCGGGTTGACGTGTCCAAGGCGCAACGAACCAAAAAGTTCCTGACGGATAAGGAAAACAAGCTTCTTGGAGATGTACACAAAGAATCCAATATTCATCTGGAGCCTTGGAATGCCCGAAGTCTGGCTACGGTATTTGATAATCTGGGATTAAGTTATGAACGAACAGAAAAGTCGGGCGCCCCCAGTTTCACCAAACATTTCTTGAAGACCCATGAACACCCTATCGCGCAGAAAATACTGGAGATACGCGAATACAATAAGGCAAATACGACCTTTGTTGATACAATCCTTAATCATCAGCATGACGGTCGTATCCACTGCCAGTTTAACCAGTTGCGCTCAGATGAAGGTGGAACTGTGTCAGGAAGGTTCTCCTCAAGTAATCCTAATTTGCAGCAGGTTCCCTCCCGCCACCCAGAGATAAAATCTTTGATCAGGGGTCTTTTTATTCCGGAAGACGATTGCCGCTGGGGAAGCTTTGATTACAGCGCCCAGGAACCTCGATGGATGATGCACTACGCATCCCTGACGCCGGCCACTAAGGACAACGAAAAGGTTAAGGAGATTGCGATACAATACCAGAATGATGATCTGGATTTCCATCAGATCGTTGCTGATATGGCTGGTGTAAGCCGGACACATGCCAAAACAATCAATCTTGGAATTATGTACGGTATGGGCATTGGTAAGTTGGCGGCGACCTTGGGTGATATCCCTTTCCAAGAGGCTAAAGAACTTCGCAATCAATACGACGAAAAGGTCCCGTTTATTCGCGCACTAGCGTCTGCGGTGATGGACGCTGCGTCCAGTAGATCAGAGGTAAGAACCTTGTTGGGCAGGAAGTGTCGATTCCCCATGCGCGAGTTGAAGGGGTATTCCAAGGAGTACAAGAAGCCTATCCACGCGGATAAGCTGGAAGAGCGTTGGGAGGATGTTTTGAACACTCCTGTTGAGGAAAGAGATAAGAACTGGGCCAGAATGAACCCGGAGAGATATCAGGTTGCCTTCGTATACAAGGCCCTCAATCGTCTGATCCAGGCTTCGGCGGCAGACCAGACCAAGCAAGCGATGAAAGACTGCATGGACCATGGACACTGGCCCATGCTCACGGTTCATGACGAGCTCTGTTTTTCGATAGAGAGCGACGAACAGGTGATCGAGATCAAAGGTTTGATGGAGAACTGTGCGCCGGGTCTGATGATACCGTCCAAAGTAGACGTAGGATTGGGCAAGGACTGGGGTTCAGCTAAGTAGTTTAACTAAAGGGGCATTTTGAATCTAATATTACCCTTGTTTTCGCCTTGTGCTGTTCTTTCCCCAGATGCTGAAAGAGTGCCAGGTCCTACAGGATAGTTGACTCCGGCCTTAAAGGAGGTGGCGTTATCCCGCATCTTATTTATTTCTCTGGCGGCTTCGAGAGTAATGGATCCATCTCCAACAGGAATATTCATATTTCCTGAAAACCGTTTGTCGTACCTGTTGGGCTGGTCGAACTGAAGGCCGACTGTCGGGGCATTTTCTCCAAACATTCCTCTAAGGACCTGCCCTTGGCCACCAATACCACGGCTTATATTAGACGCTTCAAATTTATCTCCGGTCATAGTTTCGGTCGTTGAATTAAACTGACCATAGTTCACGTTCACAGACTTTGGTCGAAGCACTCTGTCAATGAAATCAGGAACCATACCGTCAGGGAACATAGCCCGTACAGCAACATTGTAACTAGATGATTTCTGCTCCTCATTTTTAAGCCGAAAATGGTCTATGGCTTCTTGAGGAATACCCATGGATTCGGGAGTTTTTTCAACGGTAGATCTGTTGTAGTTTCCCGTTAAATTTAAATAGGGCAGCGTCCCAATATTAAAGTTTGTACGGTTAACGCCGAATTCTGGGACCGGCACAGGTTGGTCTTCTTCGCTTCCATAGTAACTTTCTCCAGCCTGGGGAAGCGGATTAACGCCGCGTCCTGGTTGGTCTTCTACATAGGAACCTTCTCCAATCTGGGGAAACAGATTATCGCCGAGTTCAGCCATTTAACGCGCTCCAACACCCATGAGTTTATTCTGCTCTATCTGCCGCAAGGGATTCATCTGTTGAGCCGCTGCCGCCGCATCAGGAATTTGTTGCTGGATATCTTGGACAACGGGTCTAGCGGCATCAACTACTCCGGAAATAGCTTCTCCCATCGCTTTTCGGTCATCCGAATCAATAGACCCAGACGCGCTTGTGGCTCCCATTATTCTGGATTCAGCCCCAACAATTTCAGTAAACCTGCGCCGTAAGATGCTCAAGTCTCCAAGCTGTTTCTTGGCCGCGTCGGTTGCCTGTTTTCGGGTCAACTTCACGCCGTCCGCTTGAGCCTTCGCTAGAATATCATCGGACAAAGCCTTAATTCCTGATTTCAACTCCGAAGCTCTGATATTTGGTCGTGTCATTAAGTTAAGGAACAATTTACTGCGTAGGATCCTTCCACTGAGAAAGATACCGGCCACGGAAGGAAGGGCTGTTAGCGGATTGGTAAGTATCGCAAGGCCTATACCAGCAGCATATGTGGATGATGCCAGACCACCCTTACCTTTTAAGGCCATGTCGCCAACAGGAAGCTTGGTCAGTTTGACCAGATCCTGAACAGTGTCTCTTCCAAGTATCTTGGTTAAGGCGCCGCGCTGATTCAGATTATTGATAGACGCGGCCATACCATCTCTCCAAGCTCCTGATATAACGGCTTCTTCCGTAATACCTTTTGGAAAGGCCTCTCGAATTACTCTGGACATAACAG